GATTCAGGTAATACTGTTGATGGAAAGTCTGCGATGGAAGGATTACCTATAGTAGGAACAGAAGATTTTACTATAGAATTTGAAGATAACATTGGAAATAAACTTAAGTTTGAAGACCCTAATGGTTTCATTGTTAATAAAGTAACTCCAACTGATGCTGGTACTGGAAAGGAAGTTATTGTTTTAAATTTAGTTAGTGAAGAGTATATTAGAAATGATGAAGGAGGATCTCATATTAATGTAAGAATGGATGGAAAAATTTCTGACCATATTAAACAGATCTTTGAGGATTTTTTAAAGACTGAGAAGGAATTAGATATAGAAGATACTGATAACAATTATAATTTTGTTGGTAATAATAGGAAACCATTTTATATTTTGAATTGGTTATCTAAGTTTGGTGTTCCTAGTGGTGGAGATGATGCTAGTGCTGGATATTTTTTCTGGGAAACATCAAAAGGATATCATTTTAAATCTATTGATGGATTGTTTAAACAAAAAGCAAAGAAAAGATTTGTTTATAACTCTAGTGCAAGTGCTAACTCTGATATTCCTGCAGGATATGACGGTAAAATATTAGAATATGTAACTGATAATCGTATTAATTATCAAGAGAAGATTGCTATGGGAGCATATGGAACTAAGTTAGTAGTGTTTAATCCCTTTGATTGTTTTTATGAAGTTGTTCCTCAAACAGCAGAAGAAACTGAAGGTAAATTAGAAACAGGTGGTGAAGCATTGCCAGAATTTAATAAGAAGTTTAAGAACCCAAGTGAAGAGGAGAACTTTACACGCACAACATTTATGTTAGTTGATACAGGAACTCTTCCTTCAGGTGATAATAAGGAGCAAATAGAAGAGAATGAGAAGGAGAATTTCCAAGCACAGAAGGTACTTAATCAGGGGATTCGTAGATACAATCAATTCTATGCATCAGAACAGACTATTACTATTGCGGGAGATTATAGTTTACATGCAGGAGATGCTATCTATATTGATACTCCATCAATTCAGGCTGATAAAAAGGATGATGTAAATAAGGAAACAGGGGGTCTATATATTATATCTGATTTGTGTCATTACGTTTCTCCTAAAGAAACATATACTAAGATGAATATTGTCAGGGATTCCTTTGGAAGAAAGGCAGAAAATGCACCTGTATCACCACCGACACAATAAATAACAAGGAGATTTCTACAATCTATTATGACTACTAAAATTCCAGAGCATGATTTAAACCATGAGGTTTATATTGATCCTAAAGATCATAAAGAACATGTTAATCATGGTATGTTAGAATACAGTGAAGAAGATCTAGCGATGCACAATGAGGCATTTCATGATCACACAGAAGAGGAAGTGGATAGGAATGATGGTGCCATTAATGATTGGCATAACAGACACAATGATAAGCACTTAGAAGTGTATTGTGATAATCATCCTGACTCATTTGAGTGTAGGGTATACGACGATTAATTTATGGAAGGGTCTTTATTTAATTCAGGATTCTTAGGGTCCAAGTTTCTATGGTGGATCGGTCAGGTGGCCGACGATAGAACTTGGCGTGAGAATCAGAGTGCTAAAAAAATTGAAGACCCTAAAGAAGATCAACCTGCTTGGGGGTACAGATATAAAGTTAGGATTATGGGTTGTCATGACCAAGATGAAGCAACACTAGAATCTGATAACCTTCCTTGGGCTCAGGTAATGTACTCTGTTTGGGGTGGTGGTCTTGCGGGTTCCCGTCAGACTCCTGGTATCAGGCAGGGTATGTTTGTCTTTGGTTTCTTTTTAGATGGACAGGACATGCAAGTCCCTGTTATCATGGGAGTCTTGGGAGCAAATGCTAAGACAGTAGTTGAGAAATTAAAGACAGGAAAGGATGAGGATGGTCAGAACTTTACACCACAGAGTGGATGGGCGAATGCTCATGATGATGAATCTAAGAAAGTTCCTGATGAGCAACTTCCACTTGCAGTACCATCATCTGCACCTTTAAAGGAATCAACCGATGATATTCATTCAAAGACTGCAGCAGATAATAAAGTAGAGACTGTCTTAGACAAGAAACATTCAATAGCATGTCCTGATCCAAAGCATCAATCTGATACAAAAAATATTCAGACTGCTGTTAAGGAATGTAGTAAACAAATAGAAGCAATAGAAAAAGCAAAGAAAGATTATGAGAAAGCAGTAAGTGAAAAACTACCAGTCATTGGTGTTCCTAAAGAAGTTGAGTCAGTAATAAAGGATACTGCTGGTATAGTATCTGGTCATACAAAAAGTATTATGGGTAAGGTTCATCAACTTACTAATGAGAAATTACAGGAAAAGAGTGCTGAGATGATGAACTTAGCATTTCCTGCTGATAAAAATAAAATATTTGCAGAACAAGTTGAAGCGTTGGAAGGTATAACTTGTAAGTTTAATGCTCTTAATGCAGGTCTTGCAGCATTAATTGCTGGTGCATTATTAAAGGCATTTAAAAAGAAAGCAAAGCAAAAACAATCAAGAGCAGTTCAAGCTGCTGTTGCTGCTGATCCTTCACCACCATCAGATTCTGCTGTTCCTGTTCCACCAATACCACCGAAGGGATTCTATCAACCAGATCCTATATGTTCTACAGAAGAATTGATGGGTGAAGTATTGGGAAGTACTATTAATGAGATCACTTCTATATTTGGTTCTGCTCAGAGTGGTGTTGTATCAAATATGAATGATGGTAACAATCCTGATATGAATAGTCTTGCAGGTTCAGCACCTGGTAAAGCAGTTGATATATCTGCTAGTGAACAAAATGTTGTTGTTGCATTAGCAAACGGTGCTCTTGTTGGAGGTATGGCAGGAGCACTTGCTGGTGCATTGGGAGTAGATAAAAATATTATAGGGTCAGTAGCGACTGCATTTAAGGCAGGGAATTATGGTTCTGGTTTGGCATCTATGATGAGTCTTGCTGGAATTTCTCCTGATTCTGGTCTTTCTTTGAATGCTCTAGGAGAAAGGACTTTTCTAGCAGGAAGTCCTGCTGCAGTATTGAATGCTATAGATAGTGGAGATATAATGGGTGGATTTACAGAGGCTGCTGGAGCATTAGGGTTACCTGTTGGATTGATGTCTGGTATGGGTGATGCATTTAGTGCTATTAAGATTGGTGATATGTCCTCTCTTACTGGTGCAATTCAAGGTCTTGCTGGATTTGATTCAGGTATTTTAGGTTCAGTTGCAGCAATGGCAGACGGTCTTCCTCTTGGTGGGATGGGTGCGATGGGTGGTATGGAAGTTGATATTGCAGAGTCAATGAATTTTGTTCAATCTGTTACAAAACTCTTTGAATGTGATCCTGAACCAGAGTGCTCACCAAATGATGAACATACATTAGATTCTGGTGGTAGTGGTGCTGAAGAACCAAACTGTGCATCAATTGCTGAGTCTGCTAACAATGCAGCACAGACTGCTGGATCTGTTGGAGAATCTTTAAAGGATGCAGCAACGAAGGCGGCATCATCTTTTGCTGTACCTAATGTAAATAAATTAAAAGAAGGATTGCAAGAAGGAGCTAATGATTTAGCTGGTACTTTAGGAGACATAGCATAATGGCAATATCAGAAAGTAACATTCATATAGGATACGTTCATCATAAGGACGGATATGTTAAGCACAAGTCAGTTGCTGATGCAAATGCTCATGAGAAATTATTTCCAGGTAGTGTTTTTATTTTCTTTGATGGTGATAGGAAACTTCATTATTTAAATATAGATGAAGTCAATAAACTTACTGTCAATGATTTAATGAGGAAAGATCCTTGTGATACTACACAGAAACCTTGTGGTCCTCCTACATTTCATTTCTTCGGTGGAAGAGGAGTAGGTGCAACAGCAAATCCAGTTATAGATAAGAATGGTAAGATTATTGCAGGTGATATTATTGATGGTGGTATGGGATATAAAACTCCACCTCAAGTACAAGTCATTGATCCTTGTAAGAATGGAACTGGTGCCGTTCTTCAGACAGAGATTAAAAATGGTGTAGTTATAAGAATTATTTTTAATGATGCTGGTTCAGGATATCTTCCCCCACAACCAGCAAGTCCACAGTATCCAGCACTAGTAAAATTAACAGAAGTTCGTATTAAGAATCCTGGTATTAATTATGAGTGTGGTAAGGATAAATTGACAATCACTCCTAATAATGGTACAGTATTATCGTATACATGTAACCCCTTTGGTAAAATAAAGGATGTTAAAGTTGAAAAGGGAGGAAACTTTACTGAACTTCCAAGGATAACAATGCCAAGTGACACAGGTGTAAATGCATCTTTTACTCCTGTCTTTGATATTATTCGTGATCCTCTTACTCCAGAGGTGGCATTACCTGATGATGTTGTTCAAGTATTTGACACAGTTGGGTTAAATATTAATGGATATGTAGATGGTAAAGCATATTATGGGAATGTTTATTTTTCTGAAGGAGTTAGGTATGCTGGTACTCAACAGACAGGTGGTGCTGTGGTTAGGGTTTATGACACCATACAAGAAAGTGTGAGTGGAGGTTCTAACTAATGGCAGAAGTAGGAGACAAGAAAAATTTTTGGGCTCAAGAAATAGGAACTCAGAATGGAGTTCTTAAATTTGGTGCATTAAGTCCTACTGGAGATGTAACTTCTAGTATTAGTTTAACTGCTCTAGATGCAAGACACTTCATCGCTATGGATGAAGATGGGAAGCGTAAAAATTGGACAACGATGAATGCTCCTGGTGCATTTCAGATCAATGCAGGTGAGGATCTTCTTCAAGTTAGTGAGAACCCTTCTGGTGGTCGTGAGAATAAGGTTGAGCAGAATTGTATCTTTATGAATGCAGAGAATGGTGATATTGTTATTAAGGCCAGAAATGGTAAGATTAGATTTGAAGGTCTTGACATTGAGATGGTTGCAACAGGTAATGATCCTGAAGGAAATTTTTGGATTAAATCAAATGAAACTATTAAACTTGACTCAAAGAATATTACAATAGATGGAGCATTATCTGTTAATCTTGTAAGTACAGGTGTTGTTCATGTAAGATCTTCTTTAATGCAAATAACTTCGGGATTTGTAAATGGAGTAACTGCTGCTACATTAAAAAGTGTTATACCGAAAAGCCTTAAATCACTGACTAAACTTTTAAAATAAAATGGCATTATCATTCGACGAAATTTGGTGTTATGGTGGGCAACTTGTTGTCTCTGAACCTGGTGTTTATGCTAAAGCATTGGGTGGAGGTCTTACTAAGATACCTCATTCAGTATACATTCAGGGACCATCTCAGTTTGGAAAACCAGATGCTTATGGAGCATTTCCACCTGCTGTAGTAAATATGGGTCAGAATGGTGTTCATACTCCATTGACTTCAAATATTCAACATACTCTTTGGGTAAAAGGTAATACAAGACTTGAAGGTGATAGTCAGAGTAGTCATGGTCTTTCAGTAAGTGGTGGATCTTCTGTTGATACTGTTTATATATCAGGAGATATGTATGTCACGGGTAAGGTAGATTGTGGTAATAAAGGACGATTGGCATCAAGATTTGCAGCAGCAGATGCTTCACCAAAACCATTTGATTTAGTTCACCCCACAAAAGGTAAAGGACATAGACTTCGTTATGCTTGTATTGAGGGCCCTGAAGTTGGAGTATATTTTAGAGGAAGGTTAAGAAATCAAACACAAATTGGTCTGCCATATTATTGGAAAGATTTGGTGAATACTAATAGTATTTCTGTACAAATTCAACCCATAAGAGCACATCAAGATATTATTGTTAAGAGATGGGATGATGAGTTTATATATCTACAAGCAAATGGTGGATTACCTATTGATTGCTTCTATCATGTATATGCAGAGAGAAAGGATATTAATCCATTACATGTAGAATATGAAGGTGAGACTTGGAGAGATTATCCTGATCCAAACTTTAATCCAGATACTGCACCTAACCCAGAGGATCCAAACAGATTTAATGATCCACAATATCGTGGATTGCCAAATACTGTTACGATATGAGTTTACCTTATATTGAGACTGATTTCATTTCATCTAGTGAATGTCAAAGACTTGTAGATTTTGCTATAGCAAATAAAACACCAAATGTTGTTAATCATGATGAGGAGTATACGACACAGGTTGAGTGGGTAGATCATGGTGCTACTTATTATGGAAATAATGTAGATCCTGTAACAGTAGAATCTGATGATTCTGTTGTAGTTAAGGTTACTGAGAAATGTAAGACTTTTGCTGATTGTGAGTTAACCTATGTTGGTGTTGTGAGATCT